CCCCGCCGCAGCCGGGTCCGATACTATTGACAATTAACTAACTCCTACATATCTCTGGGTCCCTCTCTCAACTTCCCAGCCCAAATTTTTCCTGCTTAGGGTCCCAAGTGGTAGTGGGTCCCATCGTCTGCATGTTGTGTCTCCCAGACTTCAACTAAGGCATCACGGACGGTATCGTCCGAAACTCAGATGAAGCCGTCTTTATAAAACTTCAACTAAGTTAAGTAATGTCTTCAGTATGCCTCTGTCTGCTCTGTTGCATTGAACTTCAACTAAATTTAGTGGTGAATTTTCCTCTTAGGGTCCCATATTTCTTGACATTCGGGGCTATTCTGGAGGACAATAGGGTCCCATCACCATATTGAAAGGATTTATCATGCCCAAGGGACCCAAAGGCAAATCGTATGCTTACACGCCAGCAGGGATGAAGAAGTGGAAGGCAGCGGTGGACAAGGCTAAGAAGTCCGGTGGCAGCGGAAGATCGGCGACGGCGAGGGCCAATGCCAGTAAGAGGCGGACTCGCACTACTTGAAAGGATTTATCATGGCTGGGGCAAAGACCAAGTCCGGTAGCAAGCGGAAGAAGACGTATAGGACAAAGCATCCGGTGAAAGGCCCGGCGACAGTGAGAGGAGTTCGGGAAGAGGTAAGGCGTCCCGGACGTGTAGCCGGTATTAGAGGCTGACTGTTTTTGGTGGTTCTCGGTGAATGCGCAACCCCCCTACTGGGGGTGGGGTCTTTCTATTCCTCCGGTGATACCAGCCAACTGCCAGACCGCCTAGCCCCGTTTTTCGTTGTCCATGAACATCGGGGGGTACTGTGACTCCCGTGCCGTTATCGGGCTTAGGCTGCGGTTGAACTCCGCTTGTGGCTTAAGATTTTTGATATCCCAGGTTTTCACTATTCCGGTGCCATCCTTGGCAGTTTGGGGAGATGGCGTGGAACGCCCCCGTCCGTGGGGTTGGTTCAAGCTGTGGGGTCCTGGGCGAGTCAACAGAGATTTTCCGAAAGAGGATTACTTACCCTAGTGGTCCGGATGGTCATGTCAAGGCGTTTAAGCAGGGTACTTTTATAAAAAAACCCTCCGGCCCGGATTTCTCTGGGCCAGAGGGGAGCAGGGGAAAACCCCCGACCCTTGTTTCCTTGGGACGGGGGCGGAGAGGAAGGAAGGAAAGCCTAGTGGGGGGACCCGTTCATCTCGAATATCCTTGCTGTCAGTTTCGACACCTGCGTCTCCAGTGCGGCTATCTTCAGGTCCTGCCTTACGTCACTGGGCAGGGAGCCTGAACCCCATTTTCCGGCGGGCCAGAGTTCTACGAATTCGGAATTTTTTTCTACGTCTTTAGAGATCATCTGGATCTGGAAGTCGTTGTGCCTTACTTGCCCGGCGAGACTGGAGGCCCACCATACTATTCCGCCCGCCTGAACGAGAAGACCTATCGAGAATGTCAGAATCTTGGTGTCCATGGTTTATTCCGGGTGAACCGGACTCCGAGATAATACTGTAGAGATCGGGGAACTGGTCACCGGATATGCCCGACAGTTTTCCAGCGATCTCGAACGTCGCCCAGTCCACGCCGTTTTCCAATGCAGGGTCCCCGTCATCGAGTTTTCGCCTCAAGTGTTCGTACAGTCCCACGGCAATGCTGATCCTGTCCATATCGGCACCATTGCCGTAATTATACACACGCGAACATTTCTATTCTTGATGCTTTCGCCAGAACTTCAAGATGAAATTCGATAGCAATTTTTCCTGTTTTTTGATTAGACAGTCATGTTTTTGGCAAATCAGCCAGTTCCTGCGCCCAATTGTCGATGTCCTTGTCGTACTCGTCCGTCAGGTGAGTGATCGGCATCAGGTGTTCCTTGCCCACGAACATCCAGTGCCGACCGGATGTCCCGTACTCCTGCCACCTGCCGACTTCCCATGCCTTTTGCCCCCAGATGCAGCCCCACACCCGGTATTCTCGCCAGTCGTCTACGGTGACGTGTATGAACCACTGGCTCCTGTAGTCCCACTTGGCCAGCCGCAGGCGTTTCCCGTGCTTGCCTTCCGTGCGTATCTCCGACTGGAACTTGGTTCCGGTGGCAAGATCGCCTTCGTTCTTGGGCCTTTTGCCCACGGCCCGCGTCCACGGCAGTCCTGTCAGCAGATGGGCGCACATTTCTCCCTTGGCAGCCATGATGTCGTACTTCTCACGCTCGTCCCAGCTTCGCGGTTCGCGGACTCCGTCCCGGTGTTTCTCGTTCTTCGCAGCCGCAGTGCGTTGCCTGCCGATTTCCGATGCGTATTCCGCCTGACCCTCCGATAGGACGACTGATGTGCATTTTCCCAGCTTGGTACTAAGGACGATTCCTTTTCCGGTAATTCTTTTTACTTTCATCCAATTTGCTCCTTTTCACATACGCTTCGTGCTTCTTCGCCTTTTGCTTCCATTTCCAGTAGGGACTCCCGTAGAGTACCCCTCCGGGTCCTATCTGGCTGGTAGATCGGATTCCTCCGTGTGTATTCGGAGTCAGGGCTGTTACGAACACGGAATCGCAGTTGCCAGGCCCTCCCTGCCAGTCTGACGGCGGAGTCATGGCAACGCGAACTGGTTTTGTGGCACCGGGTTTTGCCAACACTGTTCACCTTACAGGGTGGTGTTGACGTAGATGGGCGTCATCTCGCCGACATAGGCCCCGGAGATGTTGAAGTCGAAGTATTCATCGGCTTCGTCGTGTTTCATACCGTCACTGACAAGTTGCTCCAGCATCTTCGACCGATCATAGACCACACAGGCCGCGTGGTTAAAGGCTTGAAAGTGCAATCCTATGATGCAATCGTCAAACCCGTCCGCGAACAGGAGGTCCCCGCCCAGATCGTGGTCTCCGACAAATTGTTCGATGTCTTCTCTGGTCACTATTCGTCCAGCATACTGCCGTCGATCATCTCGTCGTAGCTGACTTTCTGGTCTATTGCCCACTGGATCGGAAATATGACGTGGTATCCTTCCCGCAGTCTTCTCTGGAAAAACTTCAAGTTTCTTTTCACGTTGCTAAGGGCAAGGACATAGTATCTTCGGTTGTTTGCGTCGGTGAAGTCCACACCAACTCTTCTCGATGGCCCCGCGACTCCCTTGTAAAGCCACTTGAACCAGCCAACCGTGGTGATCAGAATGTTCAGGCGTTCCCATGACTTCTCCTGCCCCAGCCTCGGGGATGTTTCCCCACCTATCTTTCCCCTGTTGAGCGGGTGGGCTTCCATGGCCTGAACCTGATTCATTTCCAGTGACCCGGCGTTGTGCGTGGACAGTGCGTCGAAGAAGACCGCATCGGCAAATCCGAAGATTTCGGTCGTGTTTTTGTTGAAGTGATCGAACCATGGGCTTGATCCGGACCATGGAGCAGACCAATCGCCCTCGGCAGGGATGTTTGATTTCAGCTTTTTGAACGTAGGGGTCCCGAATCCGCCCGCGTATATGTTCACCTCTATCCCGCATTCATCCACCATTTTGTGCATGTTTTCGCAAAAATCCTTGGTTAGCCAGTCAAGTGTCGGTTCTTTCAGGCATTCCGTGTAGCCGTCTAGGTCCATCACGGCCAATTTGAGTTTATCGTTGGGCAGAATACTCTCTATCCTGTGTCCGAATGGATTGTGCAGGTGCGGTCGAAAGGGCTGCCCCGCTTCGTGAAACCAGTCCTGATGCCTCCGCCACTCGTTTTTCCTCAAGTCCGGCCAGAGAGAAGCTGGTCTTGCGGCGCGATCCGTGTTCTTTATTCGCTTTGCTCCCGCCCTCGTCCCGTACAGTGCGTGAATCATTTAGGAGTCCTTTTTCTTGGCCATTCGTTTTGGATAACCCACGAGTCTGGCTTTCACCAGACACGCAGGGACTCATTCGCCTGTCAAAAGTTATAAGACGCGACAATTGATACCTCGCCGCATCAGCCTTACAGTGTATTGTGTTCGCTACACGGGTCAAGGAGTTCATGTATGGATACCTCGCAAGTCGCAAATCGGATGTACACATCCGATCCGGTCACCATAGACGGGGTGGCTTTCGATGCGACGTGGATGCAGGAAAATTACTGGCGACTGAATCCCGCTCTCACCGCGCAGTATCTCACGGATTACGAATTCAAGATTCCCCCTCATGTGGAATTGATGGCGCAGGAACTTCAAGACGCCAGCAACTACCCACACAGGCGTCTGATCATAACCCTGCCTCCGCGTCATGGTAAAAGCCACTTGATAAGCCACTGGTTTCCGGTGTGGTTTTTCCAGATATTCCCCGGCAAAAGGATCATATTGGCTTCATACGAAGCTGATACCGCGTCCATGTGGGGCCGGAAGGTTCGTGACGCCATCGTTCTTCACGCCAAGAAACTGGGCATAGATGTCCGGACGGATACCAAGGCAGCCCAGAGATGGGAGACTACGGAAGGCGGGGCCATGATGACCGCCGGTGTCGGAGGCCCCATCGCCGGTCGCGGTTGCGATATAGGGATCATCGACGACCCGATCAAGAATCAGGAAGAGGCGGAGTCCCAAGTTGTCCGGGACAAGATATGGGACTGGTACAGGTCGGTCATGTATACCCGTCTTGAGCCGGGGGCCAGCATGGTGGTGGTAAGTACACGCTGGCACGAGGACGATCTTATCGGGAGACTTCTGTCAGAAGAGAGGGCTGGCGGCGAGAAGTGGAGGCTGGTGAACTTGCCAGCCATGGCCGAGGAGGATGATCCACTGAAGCGGGAAGCTGGCGATCCTCTTTGGCCTGAGCGTTACACCAAGGAAGACTTGGAGCGTATCAAGAGGGTCGAGGGGACCAGATCGTGGAACGCCCTGTACCAACAAAGACCGGTTCCAGCCGGTGGCGGCATGTTCAACCGGTCTTGGTTCCGGTATTACGAAGAGCAGGACAACTACTACATCTTGAAGCGGGGAGACCAGGCTGACCGTAGAATTCAAAAAGACCATTGCTGGCGGTTTATGACCTGCGATCTGGCTTTCACGGACAAAACCCAGTCGGATTACACGGTTATTCAGGTCTGGGACGTTGACAAGAACGAAAACGATATGATTCTGGTGGAGCAGTTCCGGGATCAGCTTCAAGCCCCGGACGTGGAAAAGCAAATGCGGATCATGGAGGAACTGTGGCATCCGCTGTTCATCGGAATCGAGGACAGAACTACGGGAACTGCTGCCATTCAGAGGTTCAAGCGGGACGGAATTACCGTAAAGTCCATGAAAGCCGACAGGCAGAAGATTACCAGAGCCTTGATCGGATCGATCTGGATCGAAAATGGCAAGATATTTTTCCCAAAGAGGATATCGTGGCTCAATGAATTGGAATCTGAACTGATTAGTTTCCCTCACGGGTCCCACGACGATCAGGTGGACGCTCTCGCCTACGCCGCCGGGTTCTCTAATAATAGAAACTTATGGCAAGAGCCGGGCGTTCCAGGCTTGCCGAAGGATTCATTTGGGGCTATGCTTGGAATGGACAAGATTTTCGGGCCACAGCCAAGCCCGCCAATATGGTCTACAGATCGCATTTGAAACAGAGTAAAAGGAGTTACTCATTATGCCTTCACGGAAGAAGCAACCCCCTTCTGGGGTTAAAAGCGTACCCGAGTCAGAGGCCAACATTCAGCCGACCCGGACATCTGTTCATTCTGGAATGACGGTCCCTATCGGAACCCAGCCGCCAGAGGGATGGCAGATGATTACGATGGATAATGGCACTGTTCAGTTGTGGCCGCTTCCGCCCAAGATGTTCGGGTCTATTCCCTTTGACCCAGACATTCGGCGAAAGACCATGAAGAGGATTATCGAGGAATACGAGAAGACCATGCCGACTGCCGAGTTCCCAAACAAGGAAGGTCCGGGCCTGATGCTTGTAAATCCCGAGTGGCGGGCTTTGTTTCCGCATGTTCAGGAATGGGGCGATACCGCCACTCCGATTGTGGTGACGGATGATCGCAGGCGGGTGATCGGCGAAGGCCCCAACTTCAAGTTCATACCCAAGGACAAGGTTGCGGACACGATGGAAGCCATTAACCGCCAGTCAGCCATGAAGACAATCACGGAGTCTCCTCAGGAGGCAGTCATAGATGTCGCTTAAAGTCGATGCCGATAGCCTGAGGCAGGAAATTCTCGCGGCCACCGAGTTTCGCGAAAAGTTTTTAGACCGTCTGGATGACCTCATCCGACGCTCGTATGGCCGGTTCTATCGGGTGGATCGCAAGCCGGGGTCGCCCGTTACCGAGAATCACGGCTACGAGTACCAGTCGGTGATGTTGCCGACACTTGTTTACGACAACCCCCGTTGCAAGATAAGGGCAGCCAGGCCGGACATGACCGATGCGTTCGGCATGACCACCATGGGCGACATGGCCCAGGGGTTGGAGTTGTTCCTGAACAGGTGGTCCGAAGATTCCAATGTGGCCCAGCCACTGAGCGATATGGCCGTGGACTTCATGTTCGCCCACATGGTGGCCTTGGTGACCATAGGAAACCAGCCGGGATACCAAGGGGTCGAGATGACCCCGCAGCAGCCCTACATCATCAGGATCGCACCGCAGCATTTCATTCTCGATCCAGCCGCCATGACTTGGAATCCGATGCAATCCAATGGCCCTAGGTACATGGGACACATGTGGATAGCGGACAAGGACGACCTTGTAGATGATCCGGATTACAACTCCGACGTGATAGAAAAGCTGTCGGTTGATGCGGATGTTGAGGTTTACCTTGCAGAACGCAAGCACCTGTCGATACCGACGAGGAACGAGATAGTGGCTTGGGACATCTGGGTCCCGGAGATGAACGAGCTTTCCGATGCCCCCGAATACAACGGGACCATATACACCGTGGCTGTCGCCAATACCCCGGCGGGAACCTCCAAGAAAGCGTACATGATTAGGGACCCGAGGCCAGCCTACGCGCCGCCATGGGGTCCCTATGTGATGCACGGGTCCATGAAAGTCATGAACTCGCCGTATCCGCTCTCTCCTCTGGCGGCAACGGCAGAGCAGTGGGAGGAATTGAACGCGCATACCACAGCGGCTGCTGAAAATGCCGCAGGGTTCAAGAAGTTTGCTTATGGAGAGAAGTCCAATACGGCTGACATGGAGACGATCAAGCACGCCAGCAACGGGGACGTGATCCTTTTGGACGACACTGATAAGATAGGGCAGATGGAGATCGGCGGAACCTCTGAGGCCGAGTACAAATTCGTATCGTTCTCCCGAGAAAGGTTGAACCGTGTCTCTGGACTCTCGGACGCTTATCGCGGCGAGACGAGCGGTGTTACCGCAACGGAAGCCAGCATAGCGGATACCGGCGTAAAGGCCCGGATTGGCGGCATCAAGCGTCAGTTCCGCATGGCTGTGGCAACAATATTCAAAACTGCCGCGTGGTACGGGTTTTATGGCGAAGACTTCTCGGCCAGTTTAGGAGAGGAAGGCAAGCGTCTTGGCGTCAGCGAGTTCCAAGGCGGAATTGAAGGCGGACGCGAGCATTTCAACTTCTTCGATCTTAGTCTTTCGATAGACCCTCTCAGTATGGAGCATACCGATCAGGCCATGTTCCAGAGAAGAGTCCAGTTGGCATTCGAGACGGTGTCCAGCCTGTCCCAAGTCATGTCGCAGACACCGTGGATCAAGTGGCGGGAGCCGGTCAGAACACTGTTTCAGTCGCTTAACGTGGGCGATGCAGACGACTGGATAGATTTCCAGAAACTTGCGGAAGCCCAGAGCAATGCCCTTATGCAACAGGCCAATCCGGGCGCGGCCCAGCAGCAGATGGAAAGCCAAGCGGCCCGAGTGGCTTCGGCATCGTCCCCGAGATTGCCCGGAGACAGGGCCAACATACCTTCGTCAATGACAGGACGCGCCCACATTGCCCTTGCTAGGGAATCTGGCGGAATGAACGCCGAGGCTTTTGGATCATAGGACCAGTAATGATTTACGAATTCATGGCTGATGACGGAGAGGTGATCGAGGTTGACCAACCCATGAGCAAGGCACCGGATATCGGCACGCCCGTGAATCGGAGCGGGAAGGTGTATCGCCGGGTCATGTCTAGGAATATTGCTGACGGCAGTGCCTATGACCTGTCGTCGTACCCGAAAATATCGTCCACTCTCCCGCAGTTCGGCGGTCAGGACCCCAACAAGCCGCAAAATAATAATGTGGAGTGGGTAAAAGAGGAGGGGCGGGATTACGGCAAGGTTATCATCCGCAGCCAGCACGAAGAGAGGGACCTGTGCCGCAGATACGGATTCACGAGGGATTACAATGCAAATGACCTGTGATGCCGGAATCGGGGGAACTCGCCCGCGTCGATCAAGGCCAGCCACGGGCAATGGACTGCTAAAGGCGACCGACGCGGGCGAGCTTTCCTGCAAGGAACTGGGCCAGCATGACAAGATATTGAAAGCAGAACTCGATAATCGATTTGACAAGATGATTTTTGACGAGTAATAATCATCCATATACCTTTCCAGGGATGAGTTAGGACGACTCTAACCCCGGCACGGCAAGGAGGCCGACAACATGGCAGAGACCTCTGTAGCAGAAGAACAAGTCGTAACCGGCGATCAGGCATCAAACGCGGACGCTGCGCCCGTTGAATCTAATGACGATCAAGAGCGAGCCGTTTTTGATGAACTGTATCGCCGAACGGTTGCTTCTCAGGAGTCTGGCGATGATACGGTAGCGGAGGAAGCAAAGGAGACGGAGGAAGAGTCAAAAGACGGGGAGGCAGAAGCGGAAGAAGAAGAGGTTAGTGAAGCCGAAGACTCGGATTCCAAGGAACCGGTCGAACCCGAAGCGTCGGACGACAAGACCGAGGAACAACCCGAAGGTTTCGATCAGGCCATAGCGGCCCTCGTTCGGGATGGACTGCCCGAAGAACGTATACAGAGGTGGTACAACGATAAGCCTGAAGAGTTTTTGTCCCATGGCCAAAAGCGGGCAAAGGCTCAGGCAGATCAAGACCGCTTCGGTAACGAGTACCGGGACTGGCTCAAGGGCCAAGGCTCGGAACAGTCCGACACCCTTCGTCGGCAGCAGGCTGCGGTTAGCGAAGCTGTCGATGCTTCATCCGTTCAGGAGATGATCGATGAGGCTCTCTCTCCACTCGTGAATGAGGAGAACCTCGATCTCTTGGGTGAAGCTAAAGACCCGATTGCCAAGGCGTTGTCGGGCCTTGCGGAGCATCTCACTGCGGACATAGCTAACAGGTTCTCTACCGAACTCAAAGAGCGTGACGACAAGATCAACAGTCTTCAGATCGCTCGCGTAGCAGATCAGATTGAGGCGGCTAGGAGCCTTATGTCCTCAGAGTTTCCGCAATTGGAAGACGGGAAAGTTCAAGAGGAAGTCTTGAAGCGGTACGACACCATTGTGCAGTCCCCCGGCAATGCGTTCGACACGGTAGGTGGAGTTTACCGGGAGGCCGTGAAGTGGACGTTGGCTGACTCAAGACTTGATGACCTGAAATCTTCAATGCTAAAACGCGCCCATTCCAGAAGGAACGGGCAACCTCGTGCGACAACTACCGGGTCCCGAGAACGAAATCTCACGTCTGAGGAACAGGAACGTCTGGACTTCGGCAAGATGTATCGTCAGGTATTCGGACAGACCGCCGAGGGATAAGGAGTTAAATAATGGCCGGTGCAGCCCTAAGTCTATTTACTGATTTTTTTACCGATGGAACGGGTCCCGCGTACCTGTCGGGTCCCGACGATGTGATCAATGATGCGCAACTTCGTAACTTCGCATCCCTGTCTGCGTTCTATGCCGCCAAGAAAGAAGTGCAAGGCGGTTCGCAGATCAAGGATGTGATTCTTCTGGACGACCCGCTGACGGCAGGGGCCTATCTCCCCGGCGAAAAGGCCAGCGTGTCTAACATACAGGGAGCGACGACGCTCACCGCCAACTGGCGATTCGTCCGTGTTCCCATAACTTGGAACGAGCAGGAAGTCCTGCTCAATGAAGGTGGCGGCGAGAACGCCATGTTCCAGCAGTACAAGAGAATCAAGAGGTTCAAGTACCAGCAGGCGTACACCTCGCTCTTCAACAAGATGGAGCGGTTTATGACAGCCGCCGCCAGCAACGCAAACATGGAAGCGGCCACCGGTACTGATCCGTATTCCATCTTTGCTTTCGTTACTTCGGACGGCCTCGCGCCTTCCGGATTCACGAATGTTTTGGGAATCAACCCGTCGTCGAAGTCTGCGTGGCAGAACCAAAATACCACCTACACGGCTTCGACACCGTTTGATACCGACAACGGCATCATCGCCGGGTTCGACACGATCAGCCAGTTGGTCGTGTTCAAACGTCCGCCATCCTCGCAGGAGTATTTCTCCGACGACGACTTCCGCCGGATGGTTATCTTCACCAACCGCGAAGGCCGAAAGGATTACATGAAGGCCGTGCGGGCGAACAACGACATCACCAGAGCGGGTCCACAGGACCCCGCCTACGGGAACCCCGTGTTCCTGAATATCCCCGTCGTGAACAACGAGGGTATGGACGATGCCACTTCGTTCTCTTCAGGAAGCCCGGATTACATCTTCCTGAACATGAGCCACATCAAGTTGGTGTTCCACCGCCAGAAGTTCATGCAGGTCGGAACTCCGCAAGTGTTCCCGGATCAGCCGGACACGATGGTGGCGTGGGTCGATACTTACTGCAACTTGGTCTGCCTGTCGAGGCAGCGTCAGGGTTACTTGCAGGCTAGTTAAGCCACGGGCGGCTAGGCTTAACCGCCTAGTTGCCTTTTTCACGCGGGCATGGATGTCCGCAACAACCTGAGTGTTGCAGCCTTACTGGCCGGGGACTGCTCCGGAGCAGGCAGGGGCAGCATAAGGAGATCACAGATGCCTCTTTTTACTGTACCGGGTTCGTGGGTGGAAGCTCAGACGATTACCACTTTCGCCACGAACAGAACTGGAGCCACACTGGACATCGGTGACGTGTGCGCCTTCGATATTGCAGGCACGGACGGGGACGTGGACGTTTACACGACCACCGCGACCGATCCCTTCGCCAACGTCATCGAACCCACCGGAGGCATGCAGGATGGGCATATATTCTGCTTGGCCATGGAGGCGACGGCCAATGACAAGCAGGGCAAATTCCTG